CATGTAAGAGAAAACAACGTGTCATACCTTCTCGGTGTGTTTGTCTTACACAGTATGGGCTTCCTGGAACAGGCAGTTACATACGGCTCCGGCATGTGCTAATCATGGCGATAAAAGACGAGCCCATCCACTGCGAGCAATGCGGATATAATCTTAGATCAGCAGATATTGGATTGTTACACCCGGACTTTACGGGTAACGAGATAATGCACCATTGCCGTTGCTACCGTTGTGGCTACGAATGGGTTGAATGATTTGTCCTGGACAAACAACCTTATGTATACATAGCCCTTCGCTGTATACATGGCGAATACTAAAGAGCAAATTATCGAATGCAAGCATCGATTCATTAGAATGACTCCGGATTCAGAAATCTGGTTTTGTGTAAGGTGTTTGGGCTTGCTCCAAACGAAGGAGGAAGAATGATGGCTAAACTCTACTGGAGAGTTAAGCGGAATGGCAAATGGACATGGAAGCCCGCCATGGTCATTGTAAACAATGCTGTATCTGTTACAGCTTATACTCTAGATAGACAGATAGAGGAGGAAGAAGAATGATTCTGATCAACTGCCGTCTATGCGGTAGATGTACAACTGGAGTTAACGCCCTGGAGCGGCTACAGGTGTGTGGCAATTGCTTCATTGACTACAACGGGGAGGCACCTCGCCTCCAGCCCCGGATTGAATCTTGATTACCGGTGGCCAAAGCGTGTCGATAGAAACCCTTGTTAATATACAGAACCTGCGGAAAAATAACACATGTTTTGACGGAGGGATTTTGGAATGAAATGGAAAATAGCGGATCCGATCGCATACGCCCATGAGGGCTGTCTGGGCAGCAGTAAAGATAGGTACGATACAAGTCTGTGCTCACGGCACCTAATGTGTCCAAAGTGTGAACAGCGCAGAGCAAGCAAAAGAGCATGGCAGTTGACTAACAAACTGACTAGTGAGATTGACTTGATGGAGGATGAGGGAAGCGACCTTTTGGTCGGAGTTCTCACAACAACGTTACCTGGACTAAAACACAGGTCGGGAATCCGGAGGGGCAGTCTCCGTCAGCAGTATGCCTATATGACGGATCGCACGAACTTTTCGGGCAGAACTGGTTCTCATAGTATGCGTGGTCTAAATACCGCATTACGAGATATGGGTGTGCATGCTGGATGTCACAACCTGGAGTTTACTTGGAACGACAAAGGAAATTGGTGGAATGTTCACAACCACTCAATCTTACTGGCGGACAAAGAATCTTGGTCTAATGATATATCAGAGACAAAAGATAGAATTTGGGAGTCATCGGAGCTGCTTGACAGAACCGAGGTAGTTGGAGGTACTAACAACCAGTTCGAGCACTATGGACTCGGACGAAGATATTCGCTGGATTGGGCAGAACCGCACGAGTTTGCCCAGACGATCAAGTACGCTGCTAAAGTTGCGTACATGACGAAGCCAATAAAAGCACCAAGGCAGAAGAGGCTTGAACTAAGCAAATTCTTCAACGGCTTTAGTGGAAAATATCCACGGCTCAGTCGACCTTTTGGGCTGTGGATGCGAAGCGAACCGTTAGGCTAAACTTTTTAGACTGTCGGGACAGGGGCACATCTATGCCCCGAAAAACAAGATATCCATGTCAGAAGGAAATATCTGTTGCACAACCGCCTGGACCAGTTGCTGCTAACGTCTTAGTTGATGTACCAGGAATATTGAGTCAAGTTAATCACAGATTATACCGACAATCTCGATATTACGAATGCTCCGTTACGATCGATTCGAATGTAGCGGATGGAACCACCGTTGATGTGTATGCACTTATGGATACATGGTGGACACAAAAAGCATTGCAACTTGCGAAGAAGGCTTGGGATACTTCCAATGCTGAAGAGAAAGCAATGCTAAATGGAAAAGTTTCCCGATGGAACGATTTCCGAGTCCAAGCCGGTCTTACCGGGTTTGGCGGAACATTGGCTAACCAATTTTCACGTGCGAACTTGGGCGCTGCCCCATTTACAGCAGGTGAATTTGACAACTCTATGGTTGTTGATCAGGCTGGAGCCCAACGTACTTTCACGTGGGGCCCACCAGCTGCAACGGAATACAATATCTTGGATGAGTATAACGAGAGTGGAAACACTTCGTCGGATCCTGAAGTCCCAGCCACTGGTGCTTATACCGGGCTACTACCAAATCTTGAGGTAGGAGCAGCCGATGCTTTGCAAGAGCGTGGCAATGAACCCCCATACGACGCTACCAACTATGGTGGTGGCACATGGGTGAAAGTGGGTACTCTACACTTGAGCGGAGGTCGTCAAAGGCTTTCTACAGGATTCTTTACAGCACCCTGTGGAATGATTGCATTGACAAATGTCGGTTGGCTTACTAACCCTGATATTCAGGTTACAGTTAAGAAAGGCGATTACAAAGGAGTGCACGCTCCATCTATGTTGGAGTGATCACGATGAACACTGAGGACTCAACGAATGTTGTTCAAGCTGCAAAGGTGCTAAGCATCCTGAAGCATGTAAGAGAAAACAACGTGTCATACCTTCTCGGTGTGTTTGTCTTACACAGTATGGGCTTCCTGGAACAGGCAGT